CCGACAAAGTTGTACCCATATCCACGAACTATCCGTTTTTCTTCAAACCGGTACAGGACGGGATGGACAGGCCGAAGACCGAGCTTGCGTACAGGGTCCCGGCGTCGAAACTAACTAGAAGAAAAATAGAATTAAACGAGCAGTTAAAAGACATTGAAGGATTAGATACTACTATTGACTGGAAAAATACAGGAGATAACAGTTATGATGGTGAAAAATTAAAACTGCTGGTACATGATGAATCTGGTAAATGGGAAAGACCGGATAATATATTAAACAATTGGAGAGTAACTAAAACAACATTAAGATTGGGTAGCCGGGTAGTTGGTAAATGTATGATGGGATCAACATCAAACTCATTATATAAAGGAGGGGAAAATTTTAAACGATTATATGAAAATTCAAACGTTACTAAAAGAAACCGCAACGGCCAGACTAGCTCAGGATTATATTCTTTGTTCATACCTATGGAATGGAATTACGAAGGATTCATTAATAAATATGGAATACCTATATTCGATACACCCAAAAAAGCAGTAAAAAGTATAGACAACAGTGAAGTAGATATAGGTGTAATTGATTATTGGCAAAATGAAGTTGAAGGATTAAAGACTGATCAAGACGCTTTAAACGAATATTATAGACAATTTCCAAGAACTATACAGCATGCTTTTAGAGATGAAACAAAACAATCTTTATTTAATCTAACTAAGATTTATGAGCAAATAGATTACAATGAAGAAATTACCAGATCAAGTTTAATAACACAAGGTAATTTTCAATGGTTAGGGGGAATACGAGATACTAAAGTAATGTTTGTTCCTAATAATAAAGGAAGATTTTTTATTTCCTGGGTTCCTGATAATGAAATGCAGAATAGAATGATTTTAAAGAACGGAATGAAATATCCGGGAAATGAACATTGTGGAGCATTTGGATGTGATAGTTATGATATATCTGGCACAGTTGACGGCAGAGGCTCTAAAGGATCTTTGCATGGATTAACTAAGTTTTCTATGGAAGACGTTCCACCTAATATGTTTTTTTTAGAATACGTTGCAAGACCTGACAATGCAGAAACATTTTTTGAAGATGTATTAATGGCTTTAGTATTTTATGGGATGCCTATCTTAGCAGAGAACAACAAGCCTAGATTACTGTATTATTTAAAGAGAAGAGGCTATAGAGGTTACTCGATAAATAGACCTGATAAAAATTATAATAAATTATCTATTACTGAAAGAGAAATTGGAGGCGTACCAAACTCTAGTGAAGATATGAAGCAGGCACACGCTGCTGCGATAGAAAGTTATATAGATTCTTATATTGGATTTAATAATGATACATATGGAGATATGTATTTTATAAGAACTTTAAATGATTGGGCCAAATTTAATTTAAATAATAGAACAAAGTTTGATGCTTCGATTAGTTCGGGGCTAGCTATAATGGCTTGTAATAAAAACAAATATGCTCCAACAGCAAAAAGAGCATTTAAGCCTGTAAGTTTAGGAATAAAAAAGTATAATAATGATGGTTTTACATCAAAAATAATTTAAAAATAAATGGTTTACACAAATTATAACAGTTCATTCCCAGACCAGGTAGTACCTGATTCAGTAAAGAATAGTTATGACTATGGGTTAAGGGTGGCTCAAGCCATTGAAAACGAATGGTTCAGACAAGATATAGGTGGTGATAGATATTTACAAAATTATCAAAATTATCACAGCTTAAGATTATATGCTAGAGGAGAGCAACCTGTTCAAAAATATAAAGATGAATTGTCTATTAATGGCGATTTGTCTTATTTAAATTTAGATTGGAAAATTGTACCAGTTGTTCCAAAGTTTGTGGACATTGTTGTAAATGGCATGACAGATAAAGGATATGAAATAAAATCTTTTGCAACTGATCCGTTTGCTTTAAAAGAAAGAACTGATTTTGCTTTTAATGCAATGAGAGATATAATTAATAAAGAATTTATTGAAGAAGCTAATGCAGCAACTGGTGCTAATTTCTATGCATCATCTCAACCTGAAAAATTACCTGCTTCTCGTAATGAATTAGACTTATATTTACAATTAAATTATAAACAAAGTGTTGAAATTGCTGAAGAAGAATTAATAAAAAATGTTTTTGAAGCTAATAAATTTAAGGAAGATCAAAGAAGAATTGCTTATGATTTAGCGGTTCTTGGTATTGGTTGTTCAAAAACAAATTTTAATTTATCAGAAGGTGTTACCGTAGATTATGTAGACCCCGCTTCAATAGTTTATTCTTATACAGAAGACCCTAACTTTGAAGATTTATATTATGTAGGAGAAGTTAAAAATTTAAGTTTAGCGGAAGTTAAAAGACAATTTTCTAATTTAACAGATTCTGAATTAGAAGAAATACAAAAATTTAAAGGGCCTTCTCAATATAGCAATTATGTAAGAAATTTTGCAGGAGGAGATGACAGTAATTTAGTTTCAATTTTATATTTTGAATATAAAACATATACTAATCAAGTATTTAAAATTAAAAAAACAGATCAAGGTCTTGAAAAAACAATTGAAAAAGATGATTCATTTGATCCACCGGAAAATGATAATTTTGAAAGAGTTTCTAGAAGTATAGAAGTTTTATATACGGGAGCTAAAGTTTTAGGAATGAGTAAAGTTTTAGAATGGAAGTTTGCAGAGAATATGACTAGACCATATGCGGACACCACAAGAGTTAATATGAGTTATTCTATTTCTGCGCCTAGAATGTATAAAGGTAGAGTAGATTCTATAGTTAATAGAATAACAAGTTTTGCTGATATGATTCAGCTAACGCACTTAAAGTTACAACAAGTATTGTCTCGCATAGTTCCAGATGGTGTATATTTAGATATGGATGGGCTTGCAGAAGTTGATCTTGGCAATGGAACAAATTATAATCCGGCGGAAGCTTTAAATATGTACTTTCAAACGGGAAGTATTGTTGGTAGATCTTTAACACAAGATGGAGAATTAAATAGAGGTAAAGTTCCTATACAAGAATTACAATCATCTAGCGGCCTTGCTAAAATACAATCTTTAATACAAACTTATCAGTATTATTTACAAATGATAAGAGATACAACCGGTTTAAATGAGGCGGTTGATGGCAGCATGCCTGATAAAAATGCCTTGGTTGGATTACAAAAAATGGCCGCGGCGAGCTCAAATACAGCTACAAGACATATATTAAAGTCTTTAATGTATATTACTATTAAAACTGCTGAAAATATAAGTTTAAGAGTAAATGATGCATTACAATTTCCTTTAACTAAAGAGTCATTATTAAATAGTATTAATACTTTTAATGTATCTACTTTAGAAGAAATGGAAAAAGTAGCAATGCACGATTTTGGAATATTTTTAGAGCTTGAGCCAGATGAAGAGCAAAAACAACAATTAGAACAAAATATTCAAGTTTCATTGCAACAAGGCGGAATTGATTTAGAAGATGCAATTGATATAAGACAAATTAATAATTTAAAATTAGCTAACCAGCTTTTAAAATTAAAAAGAACTCAAAAGCAAAAAAGAGATCAAGAAATATCACAAGCTAATATTGCTGCACAAGGGCAGGCTAATGCTCAAGCTTCCGAAGCGGCTGCAATGGCAGAGGTACAAAAACAGCAGGCATTGTCTGAAACAAAAATGCAATTAGAAAAAGCTAAGTCTGATTTTGAAATACAAAGAATGGAACAGGAGGCTTTAATTAAAAAGCAATTAATGGCGGAAGAGTTTGGGTACCAAATACAACTAGCGCAAATGCAGGCTAAATCAGCTACACAAAAAGAACAAGAAATAGAAGATCGTAAAGATAAAAGAGTTAGAATTCAAGGAACTCAACAATCTGAACTTATAGATCAACGTCAAAACGATTTATTACCCAAAGATTTTGAATCATCAGGAAATGATAATTTAGATGGGTTTGGCCTAGAACAATTTGGTCCAAGGTAATTTTTATTAATTAATTTTATTATATCATGTCAACAGAAGTAAAACAAGAAGTAAAACAAGAAGGGGAATTTAAAATAAAAAGTAAAACCCCCAAATTTAAAAATTTAGGTAAAGTATCTAATGTAACAAAAATAGATCTAAGTAATCTTCCTAAAGAAAAAGAAATTAAAAAAGAAGAAACAGATGCCATTCAAAAATCAAGCACAGAGGAAAGCGTGTTACGCACAGAACAACCCGAAGTGGGATTGCAAGAAGTGGGACAAGTACCCGAAGAAGTCATCGTTGCCGGTGAGGATGTTGCAGAAAAAGTAGACTCTCCGTTACAACAAATAGAAGAAATTGCAGAAACTAAAACTGATTTACCTACTCAAAAAGAAACCACTGTTAATATAGAGCCTGCGGTTTCAGAATTACCAGAAGGAGTAAATAAACTTTTAAAGTTTATGGAGGAAACCGGAGGTGATGTGCAAGATTACGCTAGGTTAAATGCTGATTATTCTGCTGTAGATAATACTACATTAATTAAAGAATATTATAAACAAACAAAGCCTCATTTAGATTCAGAAGATGTAAGTCTTTTATTAGAAGACTTTAGTTATGATGAAGAAATAGATGAAGACAGAGATATACGCAAAAAGAAACTTGCGTTTAAGGAAGAGGTTGCAAAAGCTAAAAACTTTTTAGAGGACACTAAGAGTAAATATTACGAGGAAATCAAGTTGAGACCTGGTATAACTCAAGAACAACAAAAAGCTACTGATTTTTTCAACCGCTACCAACAAGAAGAGCAACGTAATATCCAAGTAAAAGAAAACTTTAATAACACTACTGATAACTATTTTTCTAATGATTTCAAAGGTTTTGATTTTAAATTAGGAGACAAAAGTTTTAGGTATGGAGTTAAGGATCCTTCTACTGTTGCTAACAAGCAGAAAAATATAACTGATTTTATTGGGACGTTCCTAAACGAAAAAGGTGAAATGAAAGATCCTGCTGGTTACCACAAGGCTATTTATGCCGCTAGAAATGCTGATACTATGGCAACTCATTTTTACGAGCAAGGTAAAACCGATGCTATTAAAGAACAACTTGCTAAATCAAAAAACATTACAACTGAAGTTAGGCCAACCTCAACAGGTGAAATTACTTTTGGCGGAATGAAAGTTAAAGCTATTAGCGGAGTAGACTCTTCAAAACTTAAAATTAAAAACACAAAATTTAAAAACTAATTAATTATGGCAAATGTTACCCCCGCGTTTGGGGCAATTACACCGAGTCAACAACAACAGGCTCTATCAACAAATTATTTACAATTCAATAACCCTGCTGGGGCGAATTTTTCGTCTTTTGCACAACAATATCTTCCTGAGATATATGAGCAAGAAGTAGAGCGTTATGGAAATAGAACTCTTTCTGGATTCCTTCGTATGGTAGGAGCAGAAATGCCTATGACTTCAGATCAAGTTATTTGGTCAGAACAGAATAGATTACACGTCGCTTACAATGCAGTTACTAAAACAGCTGCTAACGACAACATTTTAACTTTTCCACTTGTAGCAATTGCAGGTCCTACATTTGTAGACAATGTAATTTCAGTGCAAGATACTATCGTTATTATGAACCCAAGTAATGGATTAGAAGTAAAAGCTTTAGTTACAGCTAGTGCAGGTTCTAATGCTGCAGGTTCTGCTCTTGGTACAATTACTGTTGCTCCTTATATTGGTGCTAGTGTAGCAACTACTTTAGGTGCGGCTGGAGCTGCTCTTGCTGGTCTTAAAATATTTGTTTACGGTTCTGAATACAGAAAAGGAACAAATGACAATACCATTACAAGCATTACTCCTTCATTTACTCAATTTAGCAATTCTCCTATTATTATTAAGGATAGATTCGAAATTAACGGATCTGACATGGCTCAAATTGGATGGATTGAAGTAGCTACTGAAGATGGAACTTCTGGTTACCTATGGTATCTTAAAGCTGAATCTGAAACTCGTTTGCGTTTTGAAGACTATCTTGAAATGGCAATGGTTGAAGGTGAGCTTGCTGCTGCGGGTTCTGCAGTTGCTGGTCTTGCGCCCACTTTTGGTGGAACTGAAGGTCTTTTTGCTGCTGTAAGTAACAGAGGAAATGTTCTAAATAACTTTAGTGCAACTGCTGGTATTACTGAATTTGATAGCATTCTTAAAAATCTTGATACTCAAGGGGCTATTGAAGAAAATATGCTTTTCTTAAACAGAAAAACTTCACTAGACTTTGATGATATGCTTGCTAGCCTATCTGCTGGAGTTGCTGGAGGAACTGCTTTTGGATTGTTTGAAAATTCTGAAGAAATGGCTTTGAATCTTGGTTTTTCAGGATTTAGAAGAGGTTCTTATGACTTTTACAAAACTGACTGGAAATATCTTAACGATGCTTCTACTCGTGGTGGAGTAGCCGTTGCTGGTATTGATGGAGTTCTTATTCCTGCAGGTACATCTACAGTTTACGATCAAATTTTAGGATCTAACATTCGTAGACCATTCCTACACGTACGATACAGAGCTTCTGAAACAGAAGATAGAAGAATGAAATCTTGGATTACAGGTTCAGCTGGTGGTGCTTATACTACAGGAGTTGACTCTATGGTAGTTCACTTCTTATCTGAAAGATGTTTATGTGTACAAGGTGCTAACAATTTCGTATTGTTTACTGCATCATAGTATTTTTGATAAAGATGAGGCGTCATACATTTGGCGCCTTGCTTTATTTTTTTTAATTATTTAATTTTATTATATCATGGCTAAAAAAGCTACAAAAGCAGTAGAAAATGTTGAGGTTGCAACTCAAACAATAGAAAAACCAGTTATTAAAAAAACTATTCAACCTGCAAAACCTAGTTGGGAAATTAAAGACAGGACATATGTATTGAGAGGAGAAAAATCTCCTATTACCTATACTATACCTGCTAGACATAGTGCTAGATTCCCATTACTTTGGTTTGATGAAAAGACAGGTGAACAAAAAGAATTAAGATATGCAACTAATCAAAACTCTGTGTTTGTTGAAGAACAAAAAGGAGAAGCTACGTTAGGGCATATTATATTTTTAGATGGTACATTAACTGTAAGTAAGAAAAATCAAAACTTACAAAAAATGCTTTCATTATATCATCCTGCTAAAAATATAAAATATACTGAATTTGATCCAGCTGAAATAGCGATTGATGAATTAGAAGATTTAGAAGTTACTATTAACGCATTAAACATGGCAAGAGAAATGGATATTGATTTAGCCGAAGCTGTGTTGCGTGTAGAGATTGGTTCTAAGGTATCTAGCATGAGTTCTAAAGAGATTAGAAGAGACTTGATACTATTTGCACAAAGAAATGCAGATCTATTTATAGACTTGGCTAATGACGATAATGTTCAACTTAGAAACTTAGCAATTAATGCAACTGAAGCAGGTATTATTAGTATTTCTCAAGATCAAAGAACGTTTACTTGGGCATCTAATGGTAGAAAATTAATTAATGTTCCTTTTGATGAAAATCCATATTCAGCAATGGCAGCATTCTTTAAAACAGACGAAGGTGTAGAGATTTATAAATCTATAGAGAAAAAACTTTCATAACGTGTAATATTTATAATATATAGAGCCGTCGTTTGGCGGCTTTATTATTATATAACAAAAAATAAACAATGGCAATAAATGTAAATACTGTATATCAAACAGTTTTGTTGATATTAAATAAAGAACAAAGAGGTTATATGACTCCTGATGAATTTAATTCAGTGGGTACTCAAGTTCAACTTGAAGTATTTGAAAAATACTTTGAAGA